CTAGTTTCATTTTTTCCAACTGCAAGCGTAATAATTTCAATTTCTTTTCCACCTTGTTGTTTTTGGCATCTACTGCTATTTTCAACATTTGACTGCTGCTTGAAAAAATTTCTCCAGCGTGTCTAACCTCTACGTTCATACCTAAATCCTGTAGATCTTTGTGTGCTTGTATAGCCAAATTGGCCAGTTCGTCCATTTCAATGTCATGCTGATCATAACCGTCTATTTGGTCAAACGTTTTTTCAAGATCCTTGGCTTGTTCTAGAGCAGCTTGTATATCTTCGCATGTGGTTTCGCTGACCTCATGCATGGATGGTAGATCAAATGCTTCTTCTAATTTGTTGAATTTAGTGCTCATAAAAGTATTTACATCGTATAGGTCGAAGATCAGGTTTATCTTTTCCTGCTTTGGGTGCCTTTTTTAACAAAGATTTGATCTTCTGTGAGAATCCTAAAATTCAATCCATTCTTCTTGCAATACAAGAGAGCAGCGCCCCATTTGGCAGTATTTAATAATAGTGCTGCTCGGTCACGCTTGCTTTTGGCATTTTCGGCAATAGCCTCTTTGGCAGGTTTTACTTCCACTAATTCAGCTCGTTGTTTGCCAAATTTATCTTTGTAAACAATCAAAAAATCGGGAATATATCTGTGCATTTTACCATCCAGTGGACTTTTATATGGAATGGCAACACTTTCACTTGCCCAGTTGATCACATTGGGATGTTGATCAAGCAAGGTCATCACACGCAATTCCCAACCAGATCTAAAAATTATTTTTGAATTTCCAATAATCTTTTGCGGATTAGATGGAACAAATTCGCCTTGGTTATATTTACTCATGCTTGATCTGTAATTGCTGCTGCAATTGATCCACGCAATGTTGGATTATTTTCCCACACAGGTGAAGTATTTATTGATGCTACGCCAATTTGTGATCCCACAGGCGCTAATGCATTCCATGCTTGAATAAAGGCCAACGTTACACCGTCGACGTTGAATAAACTTGTCACAGGGATGCCTTGCGTGGCAGAAATATACGCCGCCACTGATGCTATAGATTCAACCAATGATGCAGGCACGTTGGTTCCTGCATAATAGCCTCTAGCCAATGAAAGTGCTTGTGCCGACAGCTTGGGATTATTGCTACGTATGGGATTGTTTAACAGGGCAGATGACACAGGCGGTAAGTTTAAAACTTTGCCATTTAAGGTGTTTGTATACTGGAAGCCGCCACCAAACTGTGTTACTGCAATTTGCCCGCTTTGCTGTGCTATCTGCTGTTGTATCGTCTGTTGTGTAAAGTTTACTGCCATGTAATTTTTCTCTTATCAAACACTGAAACCTGATGTCGCACCAGCACCCACTGCTGCCCTACCAAAATCGATGGTTTTACCAATAGTTGTTATTGTAGATTGTTTTTCTACTGGCACAACTGTACCTGGAGCTTTTGATACAGTGGCATTTTGAAGTGCATTTGTAGTAGTCGCAGTGTCGTTGGCTGTGGGAACACTGCCGCTTGGATTTGAAATGTTGTTAGTTGGCGCCTGCGGCGGAGTTGTGGTATTTTGTAGAGGAGCTGTAGCACTGACAAAAATACGTGGCATAGCTGGTTGTAGGCCAGTATTGACGACCGATCCTGTATTTGCCGGAATATAGTCTGCTTGAGTATAACCAAAATTTTCCATAAATCCATAAGGATTGTTGGTTATTGGACTGCCAAATGCCAGATAATTAATGGCCTCGTATCTAAATTGTATGGTAACTTCTTCTGTGTCACTTGATGCATAATCAAATTGTTCCCAATCTATTGATGTAATCTTGGGATTGACATAGCTCCATGCTGTGTAAGTGTTGGCAAATAGGGCATACACAATGATGTTTGTAAAGAAATTTGTATCATTATTTACTATAGGTTGAAATCCCCATCCGCTATCCCATTGCATGGACGCAGAATATGGAGATTGTTCATAAGGAGGGTTCGGCGCGGCGCTGTTTTGATTTGAATTACCAGACGGACCAGATTTTTGCCTGCTATCTGCAAAATAAAATGTAAAATAATCTACCCATGTGGCTAAAATACTGTCATCAACAGTGTCATGTAATTTTACCGATGTTTCATTATATTCAACTTTTTTATAAACAATAACCTTTTTATTGTATTGATTTAATTCTTCAGTTTGAAGTGTTAGCTTAGGTCTATCAACTGTTTTTACTCTAAATGACATGCCTCGTTTGTTGTTGTATTCGGCTAATTTGGCCTGACCCAGCATTTGCTGAGCTGACGGACCTAAAACAAATTGAACATAAAATTCAAATTTAACACGAGGTATGGCTTGCAGTATGTTATTATCGGTTTGGCCACCTAAAAATACACGAGAAGCAATCTGTGGAGATCGAAGTATGGTTTTACCTCCTGCAGGTACTGTTGGAGCAGAAGTTGCATTTGATTGTGTGCCAGACATGTATGTATTTACCAAATGAAAAGCGGCACTTTCGCGCCGCTTTTCAAGCAATTAGTTTTGGTTGCCAATATTATGCATTAGGCGAAGTTATTCCTTTTGTTGGATACACTGCCGATAGTGCTGCCTCATCGCCTTGTGTTGCGTTATCATATCTAAGTGTTAGTGTTATCATGACTGGATCAGAGCTGGCATAATCTAAGCTGTCATACTGTGCCTGTGTAATGTAACAACCTTCTAAATACCACTGTTCAATGGCAGTTGGGAAAGCTGATCCGCTATTGCCATCTAATGTGTTAATAAACATTTGAAATTTATAGTTACTACCTGCTGCAGCTGCAGATTGATTAAAGTGATTCATTTGTTTTTGAAGTTGCGTGCTTACAGCCGATGTAATTCCATTGGTAATATCATCTCTCAATGTAAGCTCAATAGTTTGCCATTCAGGTTTTTGGGCTATGTAGACAATATTATTGTAGCTGTGAAGTGGTGTTTCATTATAATTGATGTTTGGTCGACCACATGTTACTACCTGTCTTGTGAACACAGTTGTCTGGTCTGGTGTATTACTTCCAAAACCAGTAACGATAATTTGAAATCGATGTTTAAGTTTTGGCATTAAAACACCTAGACCGCCATTACCTACCCCTGTACCATTTGGGTCAATAGGGACCCCGTACAAATTTAAGGTTGGTAAAGGTAGTGGTTGGAATGGTGGTACTACTGCCATGATTGTTGCCTCCGTATGTGTATAAAAGTATTTATGACAGAGGGAATATTTTATTAATGGCAGAAAAACAGCGTATTCAACTGCTAATCTAAATCATTTTTTTGCAACATAGTTAAAACAGAAATTGTTTAAATTTTGGTACCTATTATCATGAACCTGGAAAATTGCCATCCTGGATAATCAAAATCTATTTGATCTTTGAAAGCAATATTTTTCAGTTTGTAGTGATCGGCAAACGCATCGCATGTATCGAAACAACAATGATGATCATCATGTATCATATTGTTGCTTTGCAGTGCAACAAGTGTATCAGATGGTATATCATCAAACCATTTCATTGATGTAAAATGCTCGGTGCTGCAATTGATTATCAAGTTTGGAATCTCGCTGTTAAATTCTATAGTATTACAATCAGCTGTTACTGCTTTGAACTGCCATTGTTGCCATACCCAGTTTTCCAAAAGTGAGTCAGCTATGGTTTCACATTCAGGATTGATATCAAAACTGCGTATGTGTTTTATTGGAAACTTGCCCCTAGCCAACAGCAGTAGGCTAGCAATACCGTGCCATCCGCCATACACCCATACAATTTGCGGTATTTGTATATTGAGATTTTCCAATTCATGACACAACCATAGCTTGCTAGATACTTGACCACTGCTGAATGCATCTGCATCTATTTGTAGATTAGGCATGTCCAATCTGCCCCCAATACTTGCCTGATATATTTTCAACAGCAGTGGATAAACTGCTGTTTATTATTTGTGCCGAGGCATCAACATAATATTGCCGTGAGTTATCTGGTATTTGTGCCAATATCAGCCCAAGATTAGTCGACAATGACGATACAACTAAACCTAATGCATCATGTGCTTCTAAATGAGACAGCGATGATGAATATAAATTTGTAATTGTTTCGTAAACGGTTAAATTAAATGCGTTTTGAAATTCGACCAATTGTTCATCATCTACCATAGCCGGGTATCAACCTTTACCTAATGACATAAGTGATGTTAATGTCGAAGAATCGCCAGCGGATTGCGAGCTGTTTATTCTCAACCATTCTTCAACTTCTAGACATGTTCGTTGGTTAGCTGCAACTAGACGAAGCATCTGCAAGGCTTCTTCTAATTGTAATTCTAAATCTTGTATCCTACTAACATTTTGAGATTTTAGCATTATCTATTATTATTGATTGATTTGTATGCTAGCAATAAAAAAGGGGCCGTAGCCCCTTTTTTTATTGTATGCCTCCTGGTAGTGGAGCACCTGTAGCAAGTACTCTTACTGGAATATAAATGAATTCAATTGATATTTCCGGCTGTATAGCCACGTCAATCCATAGCTGGTTTGCATCAATTGTTGCCGGAGTGTTGTTGCTGGTATCACAAACCACTGAGAAGTCATACAGTGCTCTCAGTCCTACAAGGGATTGCAGGTATGATTGAAACACTGATGTAACATTTTGACGTGTTGTTGCATCATTTTGTTCAAACAAGAATGGTTGTGCCAAATTGTTCAAGTTATAAGCTAGATAGCAGCAAAGTCTTGCAACATTTATTCTGTCAAGTGCTGTTGCTAATGGATCTAGTGTCTTTTGGCCAAATACAACTAGTCCACGTCCTGGCATGTATGCTATTGGGTTGATGTCGTTGGTATATAGAACATCACGTTGTCCTTGGGTTAACGATACAGGAATATAATTTCCCGCAGCATCTAAATAGCCTACACTTGACACAACACTGACCAACCCGCGATTGAATCCAGCAGGAGCAAACCAAGGATAGCTAACGCTATCGCTGTAGGCTATTGTGGTTAGCGCAATCAAGCTGGGCGGAACAACTACATTGTTGCCTTGTAAATCTGTGGTCAGACCCCATGGATACCATAAGCCCAAGTAAGAACTATGTGTAACCAACCCTATATCGCTGTCAGTAGCAGAATTGGCAGCATTGGTGGCCCAATTTTGTATGCTGGTACCTGTTGGTTGAAGTGTGCTGGGGGTATCACCTACAACAAACGCAACATTGTTGATGTCAACGTTGAGTTGTACCATTTCTGCAATGCATTCTGGATAGCCTGGGGTTGATATAAGTGTAAAGTAGTTCTGCTCTGCTCTAGCATCTGTGCTGTCGGCAAGTGCTGCATTTAGCGCATCAACTATTACAGCTCGTTGAGCTGCAGGTCCCATATAGGCCACGCCTTGCGCGTCATTTCCGCTGAATGTGACCCATGTATCTGTTGGATAAATTGTATTATAATTTTGCGGGAAGTAATTGACAACCCATTGCTTGACATTATATGTGCTATAGCGAGTATTAAACAACAGCATATATGGAGGATAAAGCAAAGCATCGGGTGCATCTGGGTCAACATAATTACTTAACACCA